TTCCATGTGGCGTATTGCAAGAGCACGGTAGATGGTTTCTTCTGCACCATTTTTAAATTTTCCTTTGGTGGTTTGGACCGGTGTCCAAGTTCTTTTTCTTTTTAATATCGTAGGGGTTCATTGTTGACAGTCACAAGCTATATCATCAGGTTTGTTACTCATTATGTCTGCCAAGTATTGGTCTACATCGGACTGATCTAATGCAGCGTAAGCATCAGACTTATCTTGAGTGTCGCCCATTACTTGTAAAGAATAATAGAGCGAAGTCTGTGGACTTTTCAGCCACTCTTCGATAAATGCTTCATCGTAAGTCACCATGTCACTCCAAGAATTGAAGCTATAGCCATGAAGCAATCCAGTTCTCGATAGCATTGTCATTATTTCATCTGCTACCTTTTTATATACATCCCATCCAACTTCAGATGCGATTTCAACGTCGCCATATTCCACTCTTTCTACCCCAAACTCACCACTATCTCTATCAACTGTACGTGCAATAGGAGGTGCGATCTCAGGAGTTGCTGTGTAGCCATTGAGATCTCTACTTCTATAAGAACAACTTGCTGTTGGAGCTATAGCGAATGCCCTTTGCATGTTGTTTTCTCTTGCTATATTGGCTGCCTCAAGTACGCCCAGATAAAGTTCGCGAGCAGCCATTCCTGCGTAACCCTCGTAGCTTCTGCCTTCATTAACAGCTTCTAAAGCTTCGCCGAACTGGGCGTATGTAATTTTATTATTTGCTAGGAAGTTAGCTAGTCCTAAGATTCCGAACCCAACTTGCCTGTCGATACTTGGTGATAAGTATTCTCCAGACTCGTCAACCCCTGTCCTACCATGGAGCTGACACAAATCGGACATGCCTTCACGGAAACCTTTTCGTAAGTCGCCGATACGACAGGCAGACATATTAAGGTGCTGTAAGAGGCACGTTCCGCGTGAGGGCAAGAAAACTTCAAGGCATACATTCCCGTAGATTCTGTTTCCATTTTCATCGTGTTTTATTTTGTTGAGCCAAATGTCCCCTCTTGCAATGCCTCTAAGGATTGCTTCCTTTGTTGAAGGTTCTGTATTACTCCAGTCTTCTTGTCCTTCAATGTCGATACACCGTTTAACCCACGGTAAATCGTGCCGAGGAGTTTCAATGAAGGTATTAATATCACGATGTGTAATATCAAGATGGAGAACGCAAGCGCCATTGCGGTACGTCCCCCCGCGCCTAAGAATTTCATTTAATGTTGAGTAGATTTTTCCGAATGATGTTGGTCCTGATGCAACAAGAGTGTCAGGTCCTTTATTAGTTTCCGTTCCTGCTGGTCGTAGTTTCGACAGGTGGACTGCGACGCCTGCTCCATATCTGAGAGCATGCGATACAAATCTCCAGCTCGCTTCAATTCCATTGGGTCCTTCCATTGAGTCTTCAACAACGAAGACAGTACATGAAACGGGTAGACGGGAGTTAGGGTTGTCGATCCATTGCTGAACTCTCCCAGTTCTCGCAATTTTGTTTGGTTCTGTATTCGATTTCATTAGATAGGTAGTGGATTGCTTTTGATAAATCTTCTATGTCGTTATTTTTATATCCTGCTCTGCATACATACTTGATTACGTTTCCGAGGTGGAATCCCAATCCTTGATCTCTAATAAAATCCCAAACATCGATAGATCCTCTTTTGTAGTAAGAGGGTCCTTGGTCGTTGGTGGTTTCGGCCATTTTTCGAGTAAATTTTTTATACAATTTGATAAAACAAATGCCTGTTCTTGAAGAGCAATTAAAACTATTGCTAGATCTTCCTTTCTTGTCTCAGGCTTGGAGCACATTATCTCAAGCTGTCTCAGCTTTAAGTCCTGCTCCATCGTCAATTCTGTAATCGGCTTTGGGGGTCCAGAGGATTGGTTCTTTTTTGTCATGATCGTAGTCGTCTGTGGTTAATATTCGTGCAAGCTGTGCATTAACTAACGCGTCAGCTTCAGTCATGTCTTTCTCTTGAAAAGTCTCGACTACTGTTTGCCAAGAGTATCCTTTTTCTTCAAAAATTTTCTCAGCTTTCTTAATACCAATGCCGGGAACTCCTGAGTAACCGTCAGTATTATCACCAGCCATGGTTTGTATTAAATGCCATCTAGCACCCTCGTCTGGAGTGATAGTAACTCTTTCTTTAAAGTCATATAATTCTCCGGGAATCTGTCTCATATCTTTATCAGGAGAGACTAATAAATTTCCCGGATACTTAGTTGCATAGATACCCATAGTATCGTCAGCTTCTAATGTATCTTTAATGATTACTTTGTAATGAAGTTTTAAATTATTTATGACCCTTTTGAATCCGCAGGGCTTTTTTCTCTGTCGATGACCCTTGTATTCCGGTAAAATTTTTTTCCTAAAATTATTAGGGCTTGTAAAGAACAGAATCATTTCATCAAATGATCCAAATTCGTCTTTTATCTTATTTAATTCACGTTCAACGCATTTATACGCATCAGTAAAATTAGAAGTTACAACAATTAAATCTTCACCAAAATCTATTTCTGTTTCTGTTGCTGCACAGCATTTATATACTATGTAATCGCAATCTATTAATAATTTCATAAATTAATGTACTTCTGCCCATGATTTTCCGCTTTTAGATTCAGCAGCTATTGGGCATCTTAAGTTGTAATATTCTCCAGCCAGTTTTGCTGCTTCTTCCAAAATGCTCATTAATATTTGAGCATTATCAGGTTTAGTCTCATATTGCAGCTCGTCGTGAACGAACGCTAGTTGATGAGTGTGGGAATTGTAGCGAATACCTTCGTCTGCAATAACCATCCATCGTTTAGCAATAATTCCTGCCGAGCATTGGAGGAGATAATTTAATGCTTTGTGAGTACTGTCTACCAATACTCTTCGACCATCTATCGCTAGTAGATAGCCAGCTGTGGCTTTCTTTTGTACAGCATCTAACAGGTCAGCCAATCCATCAATAGCTTCAACATATGCTTTTCTAATTTCAGCTCCTTTTTTTGATGCTTTATTAGGTGCAAGTTGTGGATCATAGCTCAGACCTAACTTGAGGTTTCCAGCCCCATACAAAAATGCATAAGTTACAGTCTTGACCTGTCTTCTGGAAATACCAATTTTATCGGCATTAACCTGATGGATATCATCATTAAGAAGGATATCTGCATACCTACCTCCGTCATATCTGCCAAGGTAGTGAGCAAGCATCCTCAATTCGATTCCGCTTAAATCGGCTCCCACCATTATGTTTCCCGGAGTTGCTGTAAATAACTCTCTAAACTGTGGTTCTGCTGGTACTTGTGCCAAATTCGGTTTACGATGAGCACATCTAAATGTGTTCGTACTAACCGAGCAATGATGATGTATTCGACTAGATGTCGTACATAGCTTGAGCCATGCGTTTACGCCTTGCGAGATCATTCCTAGCTTCTTCTTTAGATCCAAAGCTTTCGCACATAAAGTCGAGAAGGGATTGTTCATCTCCTTCAAGGTAATCTCGTCGATAATTGGTTTCCCAGTCGTCGTAGTCTGGGTCAACGTAATGTTCAGATGATTCTGAAGAATCCATGCTATGTGATCTCGTGATGTTGGGTTAAACTCTATTAATTTTTGGGATTCGGCTCCTTCGATGTATCCTTGGGATGCGTTATTTCGTTTAGGAGTGAACATCTTTCCTCCAACGAAAGGGAATTGTCCTCGAAGTACTGCAATAGTTTCCTCCATCTCTCTTCTGAGATGTGATTCAAGTTGCTGACCTTTTGATTCATCAAAGTACCATCCATGTATTTCTTGTTCAGTTAAAATGTCCGCGACCCTATGTTCTAGCAAACACGAGTCAGGTAGGGGCGGAAGTGTTCGCATAATTTTGTAGTAACGTGTACGTCTTGTACGCAATAATCTTGCATCTCTTGTGACCATTCCTTCCAGTCACTTGTTTTTCCAAATTCTCCTTTATATTCACCTAATCTGTAGCCATAAGCTTCAAGACTATGTCTTCCATAAAGTTGTAATGGCATTCGTGTCCATGTTCTTCTTTTATCTATCTCCATCATGTTTGGATGATATAAGCGAGATAGCACAAGAGTATCCACAATTTCAGCAGTAGTACTGAAAAAAGGATATACTTTCCGAAAAACAGGTAAGTCATAGCCAATGATGTTATGACCAACAATGACATCAGCCGTATTGAGCCAATTGAGAGCTTCCGTGATCGGCCGGCACTCACCACCTCTATGGTTAAATACGTGGGTTTCCTCCTTTTCGGAGTCCCAGATGGCAATGCAATGTATCTCAGAAACGTCATGTAATAATCCGTTAGTTTCGCAGTCAAATACGAGCATTTGTTTTTCCGACATAAGTTTTATCTTTAAACTTGGCTTTCTTAACTGCTTGTTTACTAGGTGG